CCTCTTCCATTCTTTGAGATCGTGCCAATGGGCCAACATATTCTACATCTATTTTTGTTCCCTCTATTACTTCTGGCGCAGGTAAAAATGCATTGTTTCTAAACATAATACCAAACACTCTTTCTATTAAAGGATTCAAAAACTCACTTTGAAATCTACCTAATGTCGGCCCTAGCAATCTTTGCATCAATTCATATCGTACTTGAACTTCTGTTGCAGTCATTTGAGGGCCAGACTGTAATTGTAATTGATCTGAATAATATGCTTGTCTTATTGCTGCTCGTAGTTGATTTTCTTTCATGTCTGTTATCTGCCAGTTTGTTGCAACTTGTAATGGTCTTACTGCTCCATCACTTCTTACAACTGTCAAGCCACCCGGTGTTACCCTAACTCTACCAATAACACCATCATCTGTTACAAGCAAAGGTGGATCTATTGCTTTTGCCCATGCCTTCAAACCAATCTCTACTGCTTTGTTTAATGTTTTTATATCTGGTAATGCATTAAAACTTGGACTTCTGCCAAATGATTCGCCTGTTGCCTTTGCCCATCTTGGTACTAAATATGGAAACTCATTATACCCACCTACACGAACAACCATTTGATCTTCTTCACACACATGACACGAATGAAATGGTAATTTTGTATCTGCTGTTTCTCCACTTCCTCTTTCGTAATCTTCTGTTGGCTCTACTGCATGAATAAAAACAAATTCTTTATCTGGTTTTTTTTCTAATGATTCTAAAACTTTTTCTCCTAAATTATCTTCACCAAATTCTTGAACAGCTTGTCGTGCTGTTAGTTTGTATCTTCTATATAAAGTATCTACTCTACCATTAATATTTTCTCTAATATAAAATTCTGATATATGCAAAGTATTAAAATGTATGCCTTCTACATCAAATCCCTTTGCTGCTTCTTCAACAAAAATAGCTCCCGTGCCTATTGAGCATAAATCAAGATATAACTCATGAACTTCTGTATTAAAATTTGTTTCATTAAAGACATCATACATTTTTCGTGCAGAATCTTCTAACCACAGTTGTACATCTCTTTCTTGATTTAATTCATCATTTCTTAATTTAAGATGAAACCATTGTAAAGACGGAGATGTTAATGTTCCATGTAAACTAGATGCTAATAAATTGTTTGCTGTTATTGCTGTTGAATCAAATAGGACTTCTGTTCGTGCTTCACCCTGTGATCTTACAAATGTTATATCTGCCTTTCTTGGCATAACATAATCTAATATTTGCTGCCAATGATCTTCCCATGTATCTCTTTCGGCTTCCATGGCAGTCATTCTTTTCTTTACATAATTATAATTTGCCATTAGCCACCCAGTATTGTTTTGGATGTCGGCGCTTCATCTGTAAGCCCTTGACCACCTGTAAGCAGAGTACCCATTCTACCTTGAGACTTTGTTCTTATCATTGCTTGTCTTTCTGCTTCAAGTTTTGCTTCTGACTCGGCAACCTTATCGTCAACAACGGGATCTGTTGGGGGTGGCATTTGTGGCATAGATTTACCTCCCATAATTTTCTCCTTTATAAATATTTACATTCATGTCTAAGTAATCCATATACTACACCATCAAGATATTGCATATCTTTTTTTATAACTTTTCTAATAATTCCTTCTTGTTGAAATCCTGCTGATTCAATAAGTTTTTTACATCTTTCGTTATCTGGTGTTGTCATAGCTGTTATCCTAACACATTTACACTTAATAAAACAATACTCAAATACATCTTTTGCAAATGACCTTCGCATGATTAATGGATCATCTAATGCTAAATGCATCCAAATATTGTGTCCGTCATAGTGTGAGAAAACTGCGCCACCAATAATTTTATCATTACTTAAATATGCTATAAAAGAAAAACCATCATCTAGGTTATGATGAATATTGGCTCTTGTACTAACAAATGACAAGACCTTTTCTTTTAAATGTTCTTCTGATGATGAAGTAATCATTAACTACCAAGAATAGTCCTGCTAGTTCCTCTTTCTTCCATTTGCGTCATAACAGAACCTTGACCATATCCTGCGCCACCCAACTTTGCAGCACTAGCTCTTTTTTTTCTCATAGCTGCTTGTTGTGATGTATCTGCCATATCTGCCACTGGTTTTGGTGGAGGTGGTGGCTTTGGAGGAGCTTTTGGTTTAGGTGGTGAAAATACTCTTGATACAAATCCCATTATGCCCTCCTTTTCTTTTTAAATGTTGCAACATTTGTTGGTTTTGGTCCTGTATTAGATGCTGCTCTTTTTCGTGATACAGCAGATTTTATTTGGGCAGGTGTCATTTTTCTTGCTTTGGCTATGGGCACACATTTTGGATATTTTCTTTTTGATCCTTTTGCTCTGCCACAGGGTTGATACTTTCCATCTTTTTTTGGTGCACCAATATCAACCCATCTTTCTTTTACCCATTTTTTTAAACTCATGCTCTTTTTCTTTTTGTTGTTGTCTTTCTTTTTGCATTTGGTTTTATTCTACCACTACATACACCAGATGCATACATGTTTGCATAAGCTGAAGGATATACCTTAAACTTTCTTTTTGCTGCTGCTTTACCTTTTGCACATAATTTTTTACTTTTCATTATGCTCTACCTCTTGCTACTTTTTGTGCAGTTTTAGATAAATCTTTAAAATGAAACAGTTTTTTACTTGTTGCAGTATGTGTTTTACCTGTATGCAAAGTTCCGTCTGACATTTTATGTTTATTGCCTTTATGCTCTTTACCTGTTCTTAAATAATGTTTGACTCCTTTGCCCATTATCTTTTTTTCCTTTTTTGTAGTTTTTTAAAATCTGCTCCCGTGATTTTATTGCGAGGTTTTGCAACCCTAGCAATCTTCATTTGTTTTGCTGTAAGTTTTTTTCCCGGCATTATTTTTTCGCTTTCATCATTTTTTCAAGTTTTACAGCTTGAGCTGCGTGAGCTTTAGATGCTTTTTTTAGTGCGCTTATTACACTTTTCATTGTTGCTTTGTTCATTTTTTCTTCTTCATCATTTTCTTTTTTTTCATTCCATTTTTTTTCGTTTTTCCATAATGACCCGGCATAATGTTTCTCCTATTTAAATAAGTTAAATTCAGAATCAGATTGTAACTGGATTGGTTCGGTATTTCGTACTCTTGCTTTTCTTAATGACATGACTGCATATCGTAATGCAGAAATCACATCATCATTCATGGGTACGATTTTACCTTCCTTTCTATGATACATTCTTAATTCTTCTAAAAGTTTACTTTGGTTTTCAAATATTTTCAACCTCTTTGTTTGAAATCGCGTAAGCATTTCCATTATACCAGCTTCAACACTATTACCACCACTACCTTCTTTCATTCCTGTTTGGGGTGGATTAGTAAAATGTTCTCGTAATAAATTAACACCTTCTTCTCTATATTGTACTGCAAGACTTTTACCACTTCCTTTATCTGCTTGTCTGCCATCCATAGGATAAATAACAGGAATCCAAAATCCTCTGGACTTTATAGCTGATGCATGAACAGGCACAGTTTCTTGTCGCATAGCATAGCTATCGTACACATAAACAATATCACTATCTCTATCCCATGCAATCCATACACAGGCAGTTGGATGATCCCAACCAAAATCTATACCACATATTCTTGGAAAGTATTCTGGTATTTCAAAATGCTCACATACGACATCATCTTCTGATACAGGAAAAACAAGACCAGATCCCAGTTGTGGTATTCCCATTTCTCTCATTTTTCTTTCATGAGGGGGTAATGCTGATAATATTTGTGCTCGTATATCTTTAGTCATGTGAGGTGCATCATTCCATGTTGCTTGTATTAATTCTTGTCCGTCTTTTAAATGATTTACAAATTGCGATACAGTTTCAGTCATACCTTGCTCTGGTGTAAAGGTCATGTAAACAATTCCACCTTTATCTGCTGTACGAGTTAAAGCTTGAGAATAAATACTTTGTGGAGGTTCTTCATCTAACCAAATAACATCTAATGATTCACCCATCCATTTTTCTTTACCCATTTCGTATGCCTTAAAACCAATACGAGAATACCCACCACTTTTATGTTTAATTACAACACTGTTCATTGCATTTGGCACTCCGGGCTTTCTGACAGTTTCACCAATTAATTTTAAAGGAATACTTCCCATGCCTTTTGCGCTTGGGTCATCTGGTTGTCCACATAATTCTTTTTGACATACATCTCGTGTCGTTTCATTTGAGACACCACCCACCCAACATCTTACAGGTCTATTAAATTTTTTACCTTTCCACCAGTTTGGATATAACCCAGTACAATGATATGCCATCTCCATTGCACCACAAAATGATTTACCCACTCTGTTACCTGCCATTAATAATCTTTGACTAGCATGAGAGTTGTGGAACTTTAATTGATAAGGATAGGGTTTATAGAGTTTCATTAAATTTGTGCGCTGACGAAACTCAAGTTCTTTTGCAATTTTTATAGCCCGTGCAAGATCACTCATTGTCAATCGTAATACTTATGATATAATGATTTAAGGAACTTTTTAGTAAATGCTTTAATCATACTTTTAAAATAATACTTACCAATTCGTATTGGAATCAATAAAGGTGTCATCAGAACATCAAATAATAATAAAAATACATCCACCGAAAAGTCAATAACATTATCTGCCGTAGAAAATCTGGCTTTTATCTTATTAAATAACTTCATACAAGACCTTTTACCTCATAACCCTATACCATAATACCCTATATGTATAGTATATTAACATAAGTTAATACTAAAAATACCCCTCCGGTGTGGGACAAGAAGCATACATATATACAAATCTGCGCAGTTTGGGGGTCGGGGTGTCGTAAATATCTGATATTGCTACATTTTATGCAAGTATACAGCTATATTCTTAGATATTATCTAGCATTTGTAAATTTTTTGAGAGAGAGAGGGAGGGCGAGAAACCTTTTCTTGGCCATATATACTTCTATCTGCTTATAGTCTTATATAGTTATGTATAGAGTATAATATATAATGTATTGATCTAGATCTTATTTCCTCGTTCTTTTTTTCCTGGATTATCTAAAGTGATTTATTTTAAGTATGTATTGATATTCCTTAGTTTATCATACTTACACACTAAAGTAAAAAAAATAATATTTATTGTTGACATTATGTTAACCTATGTTAATATAGTGTTTAATATTAATTTATAAGGAGACTACATAAGATGAAAAAAGTTATGATAAGTGAATCAGAAGCGATAGCATTACAAGATATAATAGAACATTGGTTTATTCATGTTAATGATGAAAACTGGGTTTTTGACAATGGAAAAAGATACCAACCTTTTATAGATAATATTGTTAAAAAACTATAAATATAGGGGGATTCATTCCCCCTTATTTCTAATATTAGGATATTATCCTAACTGATGATTGCAATTAAGCATGAAATTAGAAACAAAAAAGGAGACTATATAAAATGAAAAAAATAATATTAACTCATTTTGACAATGAATCACATGGATATGTAAAAATTTCTAAATATGATTTGCAAGGTCTAGAAATAGATGAAAATCAATTTTCTAATTTTTCATATTATAACAATGAAAATGCATGTCTTTACTTGGAAGAAGATTGTGATGCAACAAAATTATTAAACTTATTAAAAAATAAAGGTTATGAAGTAATCATTAATAATCAATTTGTTGAAGATACTTATTTTGATAATAACTCTTTTAGGAGGTTATAAGAGTCTAACTGATGAGCTTTTAATAAGCGAAACTACTCAATTTATATTGGGTAGTCTTAGACACTTACAAAAAGGAGATTATATAAAATGAATAAAAACATTTATAAATATGATGAAATCTATTCACATTTTGAAGATTTTATCAAAGAACAGTTAGAATATAATAAAGACTATTTAAATGAAACTGATTTTTCAGATATACATCATGATGCATTTAATCAAGATTATTATATTATAGGTAGATATCAGGCAACAAAATGGCTATCTGATGAAGTTTTTAATATAATAGAGATAATCAAAGAATATGAAAATGACAATTTTGGTGAAGTTTATACTGATTTTTCAGAACCTGAGAATGTTGTAAATATGTATACTTATATAATGGGTCACCATGTTATGCATGATTATTTTAAAAACAATAAATTAGAGGTTGCATAATGAAAATTCTTGAAACCATTCTTGAAACCTTATTAATTATAATGGGATTTGCATCATTTTTCTTAATGTGGATTGCAATACCATGAAAACAATAAAAACACTAGCTGTAATATTTGGGTCAATTTTTTTGATCCAAATGTTACTAGCATTATTAATATTTAAGTAAAGGAGAAACAAACAATGAATGTATCAAAAATAGAAAAATTATATAAATTATTAGATGAATATTTAAATGATTTATATGTAACGAATGGTTATAAATGCACAACTAAAACAAAAAATATTGAAAAATTACTAAAAGATTTTGAATGTATTAGAGTTATTAATGGCGAACAATACAGCGATTACAGATAAATAAATAATTGACATTAACAATAAGTTAATATAATATTTAAAACAGTACAGCAAAATAAACAGTACAGCAAAAAAAAGGAGACTACACATGAAAAGTTGGGTAATAATAAAATGGACTCTTGCCTATGCAGATAAACAAGTTGGAGATATTTCAATATGGGAGACTGATGACTACCAAATTTGGGGATCACCAGCGTATGAAGTTCTTGGGTATTTTGACGGATATTTCAGGGATGCAAAAAAACAAGCAAAAAAGTTGGGTGGTTAATATGAATAGAATAGAACTTGATATTTTATATAGCATAAAAAAACTTCTTGATGATCTTATTCAAAAGAAAGAAGAAGAGTTTAAGAAAGAAGATGATTACAATACAGAACAAATGCTTAAGGAGGAAAATGATGAGTAGATGTCAAGAATGTAAATGCAATTCTGATACTACATCTAGCACTGAGTTTAATAAGAACTTATGTGATGATTGTTACACAGAATATAGGGCAACTATACAACACATGTTTGGACTAAAAGATTTATATGATGTAGATACTTTATTAACACATGGACTAAACGATTGTTATGTAGATAAATTGTTAAGGAGGGTGAGTAATGACTGAAAAAGAATTTATCAAATGGTTAGATAAAAATGCACCAGTTGACTATGAAGAGGTACAACACTTTAGTGATGAAGAGGGCGCATCAATATGGATTAGATTTGATTTAGATAAGGAGGAGGATGATGAGTAAAAAGAAATTAGTATATCCTTATGAGGGATACAATAGTAGTGGTAGTGATGCTGACTATGAACAACCAATTGAAAACACATTATTAAAAGTAAAACAATGGCTAAAAGATGAAATAAAATACAATCTTGAAGTTGTTGAAGCAAACAATAATAACGAAGAATTCACATCTGACGGAACTGACGATATAATTATTGGTCGTTCTGAATGTGCTGAAAGTTTATTAGATCAAATAAATAAATGGGAGAAAGAAGAAAGGGGAAATAATGACTGAAAAATATTATACATTTAGTGTTCCATGTGAATACATTTATACTGTAGAAGCAGAAAGTGAAGAAGATGCTAGAGAACTTTTAATTAAAGAACGTGGGCTTAGTGGTAAAGGTGAGTTGCAGTTAGAAAAACATAATTATACACAAGCAGAACTTTTAGATGTAGTTGGGAGTGAGTAATGAATATATTTTTTTATCAAGATCAAAAAAAGCATAGTACTTTAATGGGTGATCTTGCTTGGTGTAGTCATAATGAAAGAATACATCAACTTGAAGAATGTAAAGAATTGATGAAAAAAATAATACATGATGAACATGCAAATGAAAGATTAAAAAAAGTTAGTAAGAGAGCTATAAGATATTATGATAGATTAATAAAAGTTTGCCATAAATATAAACATCAACGTGCAGTGGATGATAAATGGTTAAATAATTATTTAAAAGAAGAAAGGGGGAATAATGACTAAAGTAACTAAAGAAGATATCATCTGGGCAAGTGGTCATTACTTAGGCACACACTTGCCATTAGATTATGATGAATGGGAAGAGGAAAAAATTGATAAATTCCTTGAGGACAACGCTTGGGAGTATTTTGAATATGCAGACCCTAAATTTATATGGGAGCAAATTGAATCCTTAGCTTGGAGTATGAGATATTATATTGGAGGTAAAAGAGGAGAGTAATGACTAAAATAAAACAGCAAAGAGTTAGCACAGAATATGTTGCATCTTTAATAGATAAAACAGTTACTTATTCTAGCATAATCTATACACATAAAATTGAGGATAGCAAATGGGAGTTATTTGCAACAGTTTTATTTAACAATATTTCTGAACCAATAGAATTAATCTTGCGATTTAAAGAATCAGTACAAAAAAATACAAATCCTATTGAAAAGATTATTGACCTTAAAAAAATATTTGCTAACAATGACTATACAAACATACAAGATACGATTTTAGTTATGGTCGCTGACGAATATGCAGAATTTATTAATAAAGAAAGGGGGTATTAAATGCCAGTATTAATTACATATAGAATCATTGATGGTTTTCATCAATATAATGACTATCACATACATCAAGATAATGAAGATATGATTGATGATGAAGAACTAATCAGAGAGGTGTTTCCTGATAGCATACCTGATGAGAATGGTGGAGATCAAGATGATTACAGGAAGATAGAAGTTGAAACTATAAAACACATAAGTGTGAAACAAGCAGAATTTTTACGAGATTGTCATATTGCTTTTCCTTTTGGTGGTAACGAATGGTTGCAACATCTAGCAACAAAAAAAGGGCATAAATGATGACACAAAAACAAAAAGAATATTTTATAGAATCAGAAAGAGAAATGTTAAACGCATTGATCCCTACACTTGAGGGAAACTCAACCCAAGAAATGAGAAATAATTTATTTGCTATGTTAAAAATACATTATCATGATGAAGATGAAGTTGATTATTTAATTAACGAATATCTTGCTGATAGCATGCCATAGTTTCTTGACAAGGTTAGGGGTTGTAGTCTCCCCCTTTTTTTATATCCTCTAACCTTGACCTTTTAATAATTCCAAAGTTTTAGCTAAAAGATATTCTTGAGTGCCATGCTTATCTGTAAACGATTTAGGGCTATGGTGATAAGCTTCTTTTCCTATTCTATGATGATACATACAAAGTGGAATAGATCGCTTGTAGGACTCTTTTCTGCCCATACCAGTATGGTTTTTTATGTGATGTATTTCAGCAGGTGTTTCAATGTCGTATTGTTTACAAACAATACATCCTAATTGAGCTAATTTTGCGTAATGTTTTTTTTCATTTTTTGAAACCATAATTTTTTGCTTCTTGATTTATAGAATAAACATTAGTTTTCCATGATTCAAATTTCATTTGTATAATTTTAAGTTCCCAGTTTAGTTTTATACATAAATGTTCAGCATCACTTAAATGTTTAATATGTTCTTTGTATTTTTGTGATGATCTAGCCATCATTTCACATTTTGCTATACTTGTTTTGTCATTACTTTCTTCATAATAATGTCGCATTAAATCTGCAAGTACAATATGCCTACTATAATCAAGATAAGAAAATCTACTTTTAGCTTTTGCATAATCATTTGTGATTTTTCTAATTTCCTCTAGTCTTTTTTCTAAAATGTTTTCATTCATTTACACATCCTTTCATTTAAACAAGAATTACATATTATTTTTTTCTTACTGGTTTTAACCATTCGCAGATCATTGAAGAGTTGCTGACGTGTTTGATAATATTCTTTGTCTCCACATATACTACACTTTACATAAATCATAGTGATTTAAACCTTTTACTTTTTGCTTGTTTAATTTGTAAATGTTTTATAAACCCTAGAACTTCTTTTGTAGGTTGTATAGGTATAACTTGTTTTGAGTGAGGAAAATGTCCAAATTTATCTTTAAATTTGTGTGAGCTCCACCCAATATTGTAACCTTTTTGTTTAGCAATATACAACAATTGAGCATACCAATTTTTTTTATCATGTGCAGAAGTTTCTTTAGGTTTCTGCATTTGTTTTAATCTACCTTGTTTGATTAATAATTGTACTTCTTTTTGTGTAGGCCTAAAAGAACAGTTTGGACACTCTGGGTTATCTTTTGTTGGCTTGTATATAAAATCACAACGCACACAGGAAAAAGGTTGTTTCATAATAGGTTCAATGTTTTTTTTCTTGCGTTGTTTTTTCTCTTTGCTTACTGTAAGTTCCCAATGCCTATCATCATCTGGAAAACCAAACCCCTCATATATGCATCCTGCATGGTCAAATATAATTGTATGATCTTTGTTTTTATATGGTCGCAGTGATCTGCCAATCATTTGTAACCAAAGACCTAATGATTTAGTTGGTCTAGCTAAGATTATACTGCTAATTTTTGGCAAATTCCAACCCTCAGTTAAGACCATGCAGTTGCACAACACTTGTATATTATCGTTTTTCATAGCATTTAAAACTGTTTCTCTTTCTATTTCTTGCATTGATCCGTCTATGTGCCCTGCTTTTATTCCATTTTGCTGAAACATCTTTGCTATGTATTTAGAATGTGCCACACTACTAGCAAAAACAACAGTAGGTCTATTGTTAGCATGATCTATATAATGTTGAACAAGATCACCTACTAACTTTGTCGTATTCATGCGCTTAGATAATTGCTTTTTATCATAATCACCTTGCACAATCTGTATTTTTGATAAATCTGGTAATGTTGGTGCAAAGTATTTTGTGTTTACTAAATATCTTTGTTGTTGTAATGATTTTACTGTACCACATTCTACTATTTCTTCATAAACATTTCCTAAACCTTGTCCGTCATTTCTTATAGGTGTTGCTGTCAAGCCAATAATGTAACTATCTGGATACATCTCTATCAAAGATTTAAAGGATTTGCTTGTTGATCTGTGCGCTTCATCAAGAATAATTAAATCACCTTTTGGCTTATTAAAATATTCATTGTTTTTTCTTGCAGTAAAAGTTTGTATAGATGCAACTTGCACATTTTCAAATTGTGTCTCTGGTTGACCACTCATTAAGACACCAGAAGTAATACCATTATCGTATAATTTATTGATTGTTTGATAGACTAACTCTCTTCTATGTGCAACAAACAAACATTGTTTATTTTTTTCTAATGCTTTTTGTATCATGGCACAGGCAATAACAGTTTTACCAGAACCAGTTGGACTAACAAGTAATACTTTTTTTTTACCTTGTTTGAACAAAGTGCGTATATCGTTTATGGCTAAGTCTTGGTAATTACGCAGTTCCATAACGATTCCATATATCTTTTACTTGAAATAATATTTCACCTTGTTCTTCTGGTGGGGTGCACTTGTTGTTAAACGTAATCGCTTCTTGCGTTGCATATTCCATTGTCTCACCTCTCAACCTCATAGCCACTAGCATTTTTACAAGTCTTGCATGTCTCTCACCTTGACCAGTTCCATTCACAGTACCAGTAAATTTTTTATTCTGTGTTGGCACATACTTAAATATTTTTTTCTGTGGCCTTTGTAATCCAAGACCCTCTTTTAATTCTTGCATTTTGTACTCACTTGAAAATTCTGTATGTATTAATTTTACAGGATAAGGATTTTTTTTGTTATGCCAAAATCCTGCTACTCGCATAATTCTTGGCAAATCAACTATTACAGGATCAGATCCAAATTTATTAGCCAACGCTTGTTGATACAATCTAAATGATTCTTTAGGCATATCAGATACCAACCAATATGTGTGATACTTATTAGGACTTGTATTTACTATTAGATGTGGATTTACATTAAATTTTTTAGGTAATGGAGTACCATCAAAGTCGCAAAATACAGCTCTTACTTTTGTAATGTGTTTTGTTGTTCTGCCCTCTAAGTTCGTTTCGTTAACTGTAAAATATACCCCTGCGCCTTGTTGATTTAATTTAGACAATTCTTTTATATGTTGATTTATTGTACCATGTAATTGTTTTATTAGTTTTTTATTTTTACCTTTATCACAAAAGGTTTGAAAACTGTGTTGCTTACCAAATGCAGATAGAAATGTATCATACGTTTTCATTTTAAGTTTCTCCACCTTATCTTTGCGCCAAGCTTACCAGCTTTTGATCTTTTTTTTCTATTATATTCTTGTTCTTTTCTTTCTTCTTCAGCTTGTATGCAAATCAAATATGTTTTTCCATTAGATTCTTTTTTATCAAACAAATGTTCTATTTTTGGAAATATTTTTTGTATTTTTTCTGTCCTGCAATTACACATTCTTGAAATCGTTTCTAAATTATATTCTATTTTATGACCCCTCCAACAATAACAATACAATAAAATATATGCGCCTTGTTCCTCAAGTGATAGTTCCATTCTATCTGGATTAGCTATCCAGTCTGTTGCATAAAATTGAAACGAAGGAGATTGTTCTTGGTTTGTAGACTTTCTCATGTTATTAACATTAAGTTAATGTTTTATATTTGTCAAATATTTTTTTTATTTTATTAATTATGCTAGTGTTATGTGTATCTTGTATGCAGTTGTAGATGTAGTTGAAGATGAAGATGAAGATGGAGATGAAGGGGATAAAATCGCATTGGCAAAAAATAGCACAGCCATAGCAATGCCATACGCTGAAACGCACAGTCAGCAAGGGTTTTGCTAAAAAGTTAAATCGGGTCTAATATATTCTAATTTAAAGTCTCCAAAGTTTGCGATCTGAAATGCTCTTAATGGAGGTATAACTTCCCACTTAGATACAGCAGGGTGTGATATTTTTAGCAAAACAGATAGATTTCTACCACCATACTTTGCTACAATTTCTTTTTTGCGTTCTTTCGCCAATTCGTATTTATTCATAAGTTAATTTTAATTAATTATTAACTAATGTCAATAAGATGTTGACAATATAATTTAACTATGCATATACTTAACTTTAAATTAAGTTAAAGAAAAGGAAAAAAACATGACTCTAATTATAGAAGAAAATAAAAATACGAACAGAGTACCTAGAGTGCCGGAGGGCAGACATAAGGCAAGGTGCGTTAAGATAATAGACCTAGGATCACAAAAACAAACTTTTGGTGAAGGTGGGTGGAAAAAGAAATATATGTTTATTTTTGAATTTCCAGAAATACTAAAAGACAATAATGAGCCGGAAACATTAAGTAATTGGTATACTCAGTCATTGTATGAGAAGTCTAATTTGGCAAAAGATTTAACATCATGGCGAGGAAGAGCTTTAACACAAACAGAAAAAAATAGGTTTGATGTAACTTCTTTATTGGGCGATCCTTGTGAGGTAGATGTTATATCTAAAAACGACAAACCAAAAATCAATTATATAGCAAAGATTAAGGATGAAGAACCTATGCCAGAGCAAATTATTCCAAGTTTCTTTTTTAGTATTTCTGAATATCTAAATGGCCATAGAGAGAAATTTAATCAACTATCTGAAGGCATACGAAACATAGTGTTAAAGTCGCAAGAGTTACAAGAACAAGATATAAACGACATTGGCACTAGCGACATGAACTCAGATGACCAAGTGCCATTTTAATTATAAGGAGAATACAGTGAGCATTTTATTTGGAATTTTATTTTTTCTAAACATAGCAAACCCAGAAAATTTTGAGTTTGCAAACAAAACATTGGAAAATAACAAACAGTATGATTGCAAGTTTGTTTATAAAGGCATATCAAAACCAATAGATAGACCTGCATTTACTTTGTATGGCTATACACTGTTTAAACAAGAGTGCAAATAGTGATAAAAGAATCTATGTTTTTGTTTTTGCTGATTGGTGAAAATAATAATTTTGAAGAACACTATATTGGCAAAGTTCCTAATTGTGATGTTCATGCCATAGAAGTTATGAAAAAAGCGAAACAAAAATATAGGGATATAAATGGATATTTGTGTATAAACAGTAAATCTTTTGAAGCAAGAAAAAAGTTTATGCACAATCCAACACCACCGGAACAAAAAGTTATAGATGATGTAAAAGAACTATTACCAGAACCTATCAGTAAACCTTTAATATTGAGAAAAAAAAATGAAACTAACTAATCTAGCAAACCTTCCTAAAGTAATTGAACGGGCAGTAACTAACGATCCTTATGACTCTGATGGGTCAGACATATCTGCTACCCGTTTGGTTGCTCCACCAAGAATTGTAGCTTTACAAAAAAAACACGCACATGAAATAGAAGAAGATGTATCGGATAGAATCTGGTCATTGCTTGGCCAGTCAGTGCACCATGTCATAGAACGATCCGTTAGACCAGAGGACATTTCTGAACTACGATTATTCTACAAAGACAAACAAGTAACAAATGACTGGACAATATCCGGAACTTTTGATTATTTGCAATCTGACGGAACTCTTGTTGATTTCAAGCTTACTTCTGCATGGTCAGTTTTACATGCAATGACCGAAGGTAAATCAGAATGGGAGCAGCAACTTAATATCTTAGATTATTTATGTAGCATAAATTCTGATAAACTAAAAAACATACAGGTAAAAAAATTATATATTATGGCAATTCTTAGAGATTGGTCTAAAAATAAAGCACAAGAAGCCAATTCGGACTATCCAAAGAAACAAGTTGTAATTATACCAATTAAAAGGTGGAATAAGAGCCAACAAGAAGAGTTTATAAACCAAAGGGTGTTAGGTCATCAAAAGGCGCAAAACGAAGGCACTGCGCCTGTATGCTCTCCGGAAGAAAGGTGGTCTAAGCCAGATCAGTATGCTGTAATGAAAAAAGGCAGAAAAATTGCGTTACGATTACTTTCATCACAGGAAGATGCAAAAAAATACATGGAGCAAAAAAATATGTTGGACAATAAAGATTTTAGTATTGTTCACAGAAAAGGGAAAGATGTAAGATGTGAGCAATATTGCAATGTAAATAAGTTTTGTGATTATTATAATAAGGAATTAGCATTTTGAGGTGTTGGCATTGCAATACACAATTAATATGGGGGGGAGATCACGACATAGACCATGAGGATCAAGAGTATACTATGGAAACAAACTTATCGTGTCCAAAGTGTAATTCATTTGTCGTGGTATACTTGCCTAAAGATAAAAAATAATATAAGATTTACACTATGTTAGATAAAATTAAAAACAAAGCAGCAAAATTTATTGACAGCTTTTCTGTTATAAGCATTTATGATTGGACAGTCTTGGTTTTGCTTATTATTATTTTAATAAACACATTGTAATATGGGTAAAAATTTATCTAAAATGCAATCTGATTTTATTTACTATTTTAGTCAGACCGGTAATGCAACCCAGTCAGCCATAAAAGCAGGGTATAAAAAAACTAATGCTGATAAAATGGGCTACGAACTAAAAACCCGTTACCAACAGCAGATAGATGATGAGATAAAAAAACAATTATCTGGATCAGTTCCTATGGCCCTAAACAGAGTGGTTACATTGGCGCAAAGTGCCAAACAAGAAAGCATACAATTACAAGCAAGTAAGGATTTACTTGACAGGGCAGGGTATCAAGCTGTTAATTTACATCAAGACGTTACAAATGAAAGATCAGACAAAGAATTGCAAGAAGAGCTTAATACTATTTTAAATGGTATAAAAGGAAAGCCAAACTAATATGTTAGCTACAAGTATAATTGGAGTCGCAGGTAAAATTCTTGATAAATTTATTGAGGACAAAGATTTAAAGCGCAAAATTGAAGGCGAAATAAGAAAAGAAACTCTTGCTATTTCACAGGCACAGGCACAGGCAAATCTTGAACAGGCAAAACACCCATCTTTGTTCGTATCTGGCGCAAGACCTGCAATTATGTGGGTATGTTGTCTAGGTATAGCATGGCAATATTTTATAGGGCCAATATTAACTTGGATTTTTGCTATTTGGATGCCGGGAGTTGAGCCACCTCGCATTGAGCTTGAAGGATTATTAGGATTGACCATGAGCTTATTAGGATTAGGAGCTATGCGTAGCTATGAAAAAAGCAAAGGTGTAGCAAGAAATAACATGAAATAATGCTACAGTATGGTGATATGTTTAGTTTCTTAAAAAATCTTTTTTTCCCAACACCGAAAAGCAATATTAAAATAACACACTTACAAGTTATGACAAAGGCAGAGCTAGAGCATCTTGGCAGAAAACATGGCATAGAGCTTGATAAAAGATTTAAAAAACCACAGCTTGTTCTTACTTTATTTAACCATTTGAAAAAAAAATAATGCACGACAAACTTAAAGAAAGAATAAAACAACACGAAGGGTTTAGAAACTATGTTTACTTAGATAGTTTAGGCAAAAAGACTGTCGGGTACGGACATTTGTGTAGAGATGATGAAGATTGGGATATTAAAAAATCATACAGTATTCAAGAACTAGAAGCATGTTTTGAATCTGATTTTAACAATGCTCTAGTTGGCGCAGAAAGACTTATTGGAGATATAACTATAGACCCAAAAGCAAAAGAAGTAATCGTAGAAATGGTATTTCAATTAGGTGAAACAGGTGTATCAAAATTTAAAAAAATGTGGGCTGCATTGAAAGAACAAGACTACATAAACGCATCTAATGAAATGCTTGATAGTAAATGGGCAGAGCAAACAGAAAAAAGAGCAGAGTCTTTAGCTAGAATTATACGATCACTAGCTTAATGAAGTTTTAAAATTTTTATAAAAAAACTTGCACCCTAAAAATAAACTGTTATTATATACTTGGTAAATGCTCAATCACATTGATTGAATAATAAAAAGGGAATTTTAGAGATTCCCTTTTTTTTTGTAATATTTATCTACCTTAATAAATACTTCATTTCTAACAAGAACAAAAGAAATCCAAATATTACTAAACCCAAAACTACCATAATTTTTTTTAGTTCTTCTTTTTCTTTTATCTGTTGCTGTATTCTTTTTTTGGTTAAAGCTCTTTGATGCGCTATTTCTTTTTGCAAATCCTCCCATTGTTGCAATCCATTAGGCGCATACAACAAAAATATTTCTCTTAATTCTGCTTTCATGCGTTTTACTTCTTCTTTGCGTAAATGTGCTGCTATAGCATTTTGTTCTATAGTTGAAAACTTACCAAATAATTTACCTGTAATCGTTTTTCCTTTTCTACTTGCTGCAACATCCATGTGTGATTCTGCATTTGCCCATTTCATTATAGGACTTGCTAGGTCATGCAATCCCTTGCCAACCTTTATACCTTCTTGTATTATTCCGGTTGCTGATTTTATTGCAGCAAATGCTGTTAATGGATCAATCATTTTTTTTTATGTCTATTTGCAAAATTCCTAGCTGCTTCAACACTACCAAATCCCCATGCTTTTAAAGCTAATGCTTTTCGTGTGGGTCTACCCTTTTCGTCTTTCATAGGGCCTTTCATTCCTGCGAAACGAGCAGCAAAGCTAACTCTTCTAGGACTTGTTCCTGTTTTTAATGGTCTTTTTAAATTTGAACCTTCTTTGCGTTTAAAAAATCTTCTTCCTGCTGCATTAAGACCACCTTTAGGATTTTGATACCTTTTTGCAACCATTATAACACCTTAAATATAACTCCGATCATTGTAGATAGTATAGTAAGTGTAGATGCCATAATCAATAGCTCCAGTCTTTTTATTCTACTTTCCAAGTTGTCTAGACTTCTTTGTGTGCTAGAACGATAGACTACACATTCTCTTTCATGTGCTTCCATTTCCTTTGCTATATCTTGAATTGTTCGTCTATCCATCAACTTTTAGGATATTTATCTTTTACTGCTTTTATAGTAGCTTTCCAACCATCTATTCCGTTGTGATATATGTCGTCTAGTTGGTCTACAATAGATGGGTATTCAAATGCTCTTTTTCTTTGATATTCTAAGTTGTTATAAGCAGTTTGTAATTCTGCAATCTTTGCAGTAATTGCTGACTCGTCTAAAGTAACTTTATTTCCATCTTTATCTAATGCATCTTCACCAATAATAGTAACAACAGTGTCGTATAACGCTCTAATTGCTTCGTGTCTCATGCTCCTATCTCCATTATTGTAATACTAGAAGAAGCACTAAATCCAGAACTTGATGCTCTGCCATTAACTGACCCTACTGGCGAACCCGATAAATCTGGATGTTGATATACTCTATGATATACTTTATATGTTACAGCAGATGTTGTATTTGGAGAGTCTAAAAAATGCCCAGATACTGGGTGATAATTATCTTGTGGACTTGTAATAGTTCCAAAACTAAATCCAAAGCCAAACTGTTGATTGTTGCTGTCTCCACTATCTGTACCTATTCCAATAGCACTATATCCACCACCACCAATATCTCTATAAAACGAAAAAAATTGTTGACGATTTTCTAAACTTGTTGATGCAGACCCAATATCAGCCATAATAAGAATTTTACTGCTTGTTGATGCTGGTGTTAATGATGCCGACAATCCACTTATAGCAACATCTGTACTTGAAGTAGTTGTCTGCTTCGCTGAACTAAAACCAGTAACGACTTGTAATATTTTTCCACCACCAGCAGGAGTTTGAAAACTAGGTACTGCACCTGCGCCTGCACTTGTTAATACTTGACCAGAACTACCTGTAGCAACTGCAACAGGGTTTCCAGAGGTATCAAATGAAATAATATTACCATCTGTTCCAGAAGCCATTTTTGCTAAAGTAATTGCATTATCTTTAATAGTTACAGCACCACTACTGACATCAAAATCACTAGAGTTAAAACTTGCAATACCTTTATTACTAGAAGTAGCATCTTCTCCAGCTATGGTAACAGTATCGGTTGCTCCACCCGTAGTTGTTATTCCTTCGCCAGCAGCTATTGTAAGTGTGTTACCATTTGTTATAGTTTGATTAGATCCCGAAGTTCCTGCAAGGGTAAATGAGGTCATATCTCCAGACCCGTCTGCACCAGAATATGCAAAATGAACACTCACTCCATCCAGATTAGAAAACGATCCGGAGCTTGTAGAGGGTGTTACTGGCACTTTCGTATATCCACTTGCATCTGTTATAGCTCCCGTAACTTTAAATGTTGCATACGTTGCAGGTGTACCTTCTTTAGTTATAGTAATGATGCCTCTGGCTACTGCATTAGTTACATCATCAAATGATTGCACAAAAGTTGAAATATCTGCACCTGCATCATCTGCATCATCTATAAATAAAACCGATACACTTGAAAGAGTTCCGTTATTAAAAGCAATCTTACCAGCTCCCGGATCAGCATCACTTGTTGAGTTATTAAATGTCATAGAAAGTTGTGGATTTGCGCCTATTGCTCCAGTGGCACCAGTACTACCGGTGCTACCGGTGCTACCGGTGCTACCAGTATCACCTTTACTTCCAGCAGGTGTAAAATGAACAGATAGTTCGTCTGCTGCACTAAATGTATTATTGGAATTTAAATGACCCACTGCTAGTTTTACATACCCACTTGCATCTGTAGATGATCCTGTTATTTTAAATCTAGCATAAGTAGATCTATCATTAATATCGTAGATCATTAAGAAACCTTTAATAGTGCTTGTAGAATCATCCCATGTTAAGATATCTGCTGATACTGTTACTCCGTCTGCGTTAGCATCATCAATATATATTTCTGTAACACTTGCGTATGTGCCATTATTAAATGCTATTTCACCTGCACCGGGATCTGCATCTGATGTGCCTGTGTCAAATTTATAACGATAGCCCGGTATTGCTCCATCTTCTCCACTAGCAACAAATGAAACAAATACTTTATCGTTGTTAGAAAATGTTCCTGCTGTGTCAATATAAACAAGACCTACCTTTGTATATCCGGTTTCATCTGTTACTGCACCTGTAACTCTAAATACCATCCATGTATCTAATGTATTAGCTTTACTTATTCTTATTCTACCTCTGTTTGTATCATTACCAGTTACATCATCAAAAGACTGCACCCACGCAGAAACATCTGTACCATTAAATTCTTTATCATCTATATATGCTTCCGTTGCTGATGCTATTGTTGTATTATTTAATCTAAGAAAACCATCTCCGGGATCTGAATCGGTTGTAGTTGTAGAATATTGAAACATTGCACTATCACCACCTGCAGGTAAAAAATCTGCTACTGTTGTTAGATCTCCAGACGAATCAAACCCAAGTGTTTTACTTGCCCTTGATGTAGCATTGTCTGTAAACTCTGATGATGTAATACTATTAGTTCTACTCACTTTAAAAGAACGATCTACTTGTTCTTGCAATTCTTGAATAGCTGAAAGATTTTTATCAAATGCTCCCTCAACACTATCTGCTGTAAATGGATCATTCTCAACTAAATCTAATGTTTGCGTTAATGTCGTGTTTCTTCTTAATACAACTGTTTCTGTTGCTGTAGGAATATTACCAGATGTAAAGACCACATTGCCACCAGTCGCATTTCCTGCTCCTGTTACTGTATAATGAGTAGTTAATGTTTTAACAGTCTCCGTTCCTGTAGAAGAGCGAATAATAACTTGCATATCAGCATCAGCAGATATTTTAAATGTATACGCAAAAGTATCTTGCGACCCATCTCCTGTATAACTGTTTTTTATTGTTGTCGTTGATATTGTCATATATTACCTTAATATATTTATACTTCTAATCTAATGATTTATCCACTTCTTTTATATATTTATTTGCTCCATTGGCTATTTTTATCATACCCTCTAACAATGTATCAATATTATCTCTAACTTCATTTGGTGTAATATCAGTGCTATCTTTTGGTATTCTTTGTTGCAAATATACTAAATCTCCTAAAGATTTTATTGAGTCGGCAAAATCTATAAGCTTATCTAACGCTTGTTCTCTTGGTGAGAGCAATTCTGCTGCTTCTTGAAATTGATTTCTTTTTCTAAGTGCACGGGCAGTTTCTAATTTTGTTTTTATTTTACTATACTCGTTCCAAAAATCAGACAAAGGTTCTGCTCCCGGACTAAGTTTTCTTACAACAAACGATCTAAAAAATGGCATATTTTCTAAATTTTTTACATAATTATCACTCCAAGGTCTAATGGTATCATCTCCTACACCTGCTTTTCTAAGTATTGCATTTGTTGCATCAAGAGCATATTTACCAAGACCCCCTGTCCATGCCTGAATTAAATAATCTATTTGTATTGGGCTACTATAATCTTCTAAGCCGGGAATAGCCCTTATCATCCTTCCTAACCCCTTGGATATTTCAGAGGTATACGGGGTTGTTTGATATTCTGGTAAAATGTTTTCCATAGATCTAGGCACTATAGGCCTATCTTGAAAAAAACTTTTATTCACTGCTAATTCTAAAGGCACTCTGCCTATTTCTGGTAATGGTGCTAAATTTACTAAAAAATTACCAGAATTTTCATATAGCTCTTTGCCTAATTGTTCTATAGCTTTTGGATCTTTTTTTGCTATAAAATCCAATGCCCTTTCTGGTAGCGTGCCGAAAATAAACCCTAACTCCCATAACTTTGGTATTTTGTAAGCTATTTCATTTGGCTTTCCTTGATTCAATATTACAATATGATGTGTGTCTTTTACCCATTGTGGCAAATTTTTATATGTTTCGCTATCTCTGTTTGCAAACCATAAATATACACTTGGCAAAGTCTGTGTAATTATAAGCGTTGACAAAACTTTAGTTGGATTTTTTATAACTCCAGATATAACTTGTTCATACCCTCTAAGTCGTGCATTATAAAAGGCAGTTACAGAATTAACAGCTTGCATAGATAGACCTATTTTTTGAAAATCTAAAGTAATATCTCTTGCCGACAACCCAGACTCTTCTAATATTTCTCTTTGTGATTTTTTTCCTTCTTTAGTAAGTCTTTTTTGTTGCATCCTAAACTCACTTATTCTAGCTGCGCTTTCTGCAAATTCTGCTAATATTCGTAAGTTTTCTAAAGTGTTTTTTGGATTTATAGAGTTTACTAATTTTCTAGAAGTTAATTCCTCTTTCATAAACCCCTCTCTAATATATTTTCTATCAAAACTTACAAGGGATGATTGCAATGCACCGGATTTGATAAAGTCTTTGTACAGTTGTGTTTGTTTGTTTTTTCCTTGCACTAATCTAAAAACCCCAAGTGATCCATGTACCAATGGTATATAGTTGTTTTTGGAAAATGCTGTTGCAGCCAACTCACCTCTAAAAAAGTTTCTAGCCATAAATGCTACGTCTAATGTAGCACCGGCTCGTAAAACTCTTGTTGGCAAACCCATAATTCTAAGAGCATTATCAAAAACTGGTTTGGGTATATCTCTAAGAGCTTTTCTAAGCTCTGGACCAACCTCGTACACTTCTAACTTTCCATCTCTTCTAATTGATATCTGTGTATCTGTAAGTCCTTTAGTTTGTTTTCTAAATACTGTTAATTCCTCTAAAAGTTTTTCATTAATTTTTGTAGGGTCATCAAATAACTTTTCTGCTTCTTTTTTTGATAATTTAAATCCTTTTGTTTGGGCTGCAACCTTGCTTACTTGGTTTGGTTTATCATAACCAAATGATAAAAAAGTGTCATTTTTTTTTGCAGTTTGTATATCTATTTCTTGTTTTAATTTTTCTATATCTTTTTCTAATAACTCAACTTTAGCAGTATTTCTTGTTTTCTGTCTTTGTTCTTCTTTAGTTTTAAGCTTTTCATTTAAATCTGTAATTTTTTCGTCTATATTTTTTACTTTGCCTTCTATAGTTTTTTTGGTAGACATTGCCATATCAACAAAATCTCGTAAGACTGCATTTTTTTCTGCTAAAGCAATAAATTGATATGTATTTAAATACGCAGTCTCTATTGGATCATATACTCTTTTTTCACTCCCTTTAAATTCTTTCAATGGATTGCGTAAAAAACTGCCAACTTTAGAATCTGGTAATTTTAAATCTAACTCTCGGGCAAAAGGTACATAATCCTTGTTAAGTTCTAAAGCTTTCTCATAAAATTGTTTACTAATAACACCACTATCATACACATACCTTAATATTCTTTGATTATAGTCTACAAAATCTTTAAATGTTTTATTAAACTTTGTATCATATTGTTTGATGATGATTTTTGCATCTTCAACATTAAAGCCAGTTTGCTTTCCTTGCCCTTCTTTTTCTACAACCCTTTTTGCAACTGCATAATTTTTAAAATTGGTATAATCTTTTTCTGATTTAAGTATAGGTTCTAAAATTTGTAGTAGACCTTTTCCGTTTTCATTTAATGTTTTGTAATCTAGTGTGCCATACCTAATAGCGTGCTCTCCCCTACCTATCATACCCGGTTGTATTCTAAATCTTTCATAAATGTTTTCTGCTGTTTTGTTCCCAATTTTTTTTCCAGACTCTGCTACTTCTAGTATGGGAAACAGTTTGTCAGACAAATATTGCATTTTTCTGTTAAATACTGATTTATCTACTTCTTGTTTAACTTTGCCCTCTGGTATATTATCATTAAAGTTTTTTTCTGCCTTTTGTAATTTTTCATCTAAAGGTTTTTGTTTTTCTTTAGCTAAATTGAGCTCTTGTTGTGTTGGTTGCTCTTGATCTGTTTTACGAGTTTTTTCTGTTTTTTCAAAAGATTTTAAAGTTTTTATAGGTTCAAAAGGTTCAGCTAAATCATTCAATATTTGCTTTGCATCTTTATACCTATCTAATTTTATTTTGTTTGCCGAAGGATTATCAACAAATTCTTTATCTTGTCTTAATGTTTCAATTTCTTTTTTTGTTTGTTCAATTAAATTTTTATTTAGTTGCCTTTCTTGCGTAAAGCTTTTATGTGTCGTGCTAACAGCTTCAGCAAGCATAACAGGATCTTCTAATATTTTTCGTGTTGTTTCTGCTGGATGCTTTAGTGTGGTTTTTGAGCTATTCCTCATCATAGTAATTGCTTTTTCTGCCATACCTAGCTTAGTAAAAACAAGACTGTTTACTACAAAATCTTCGGTTGTAGGCATTTGACCCTCAAGCGCAGCTCCTATAGATGTAAATGCTGTTGTTCGGGCTGCTGCTTCTGTCAACACATTTCTTGGAATATTTGTTGCATCCAGCACCTTTGTCGCACCTCCTGTTCCAACCAATAGCGCAGACTCCTTTACACCTTTACCAATGCCCTTAAGTCCAGATATAAAGCCAAGTATTTGTGGATCATTTTGCAAATCTTTAGGCAATGCTTCTATAAACCATTTATTCCAAAATTGTGAAAAATTTTGTACTCTTCCGGCTTCTATTTGATCCATTGCTATACTTCTTATAGATGCAGGGATACTTAAACCTACTGCTGTTCCTGTAACTGGATTGCCTGTTGCTGCTGTTGCACCAGCAATACTTGCTCCATAAAAAGGAAGATCTGGAACAAGAGTAATTATTGATTCTAACGCTTCTTCAAGAACGCCTTTATCTTCATCTTGACGAAAAGCTCGTTCTAAGGGTATACCTTTATCTTTTAGTTGCAAAACAGTATTATAAACTGTCTTACCTAACGCTGCCTTTACATCTACTTCAAATCTTTCTCCTACAAGAAATTTTTTTGTTTCGTTTAAATCTTCTGCAACATTGTCTCTAACTGTTTGCCAAAACCCTTTGTTTTGCTTTTTAACAACTTCATCTTTTTCTAATGTGTTTGGATGCACTAAACCAAGTTGTTTGAATATATCCTCTTGCGAATATCCCAGCTCGGTCATATTTTCTATTTGTGAATTTTTGTACTGCTCTCTTTCTAGCTCGGAATATCCCAAATCCTCCATATCAAGCAACTTTTCTTGTATTGTTGGCACTTACTCTTCTTTCTCTTGTTGCTGTTGCTTATATTGTTTTTTAAATTTCTCTCTTCTTTTATACTCTTCTGTTTGCTCTAATTCATCAAACGGCATTGTTTTAATTTTTTCTTTAAGAATTACATTTAATTTTTCTATTTCTTTAGGGTAATCTATCTTCGTTTGCACCCCTGTGCTTGCTATAGCTTCTTGCGTAATTACATTAAGTGTTGGCAAAAATCCACCATTTTCAATAGTTAAACCTTCTTCTGTATATATATAATTTGGATTAGGATTGATTCCATTTGTAGGTCTCAATAAATCTTGATAAGGTATTCCCTTTTCTATACCTTCACGAAACTTTTTTCTCATTGATGATGTAAAAAAATCACCCCGAGCTATTGCTGAATCGCTTAAAATAGCACTTGTCTTTTTGCCTAAAATTTGTGGCAACCTTGCTTTTATAAAAGCATCAAACGCCTTTGCTCTTTCTGGTTCTGCTCCCACTTCTTTTATTAATTGACTAATTTGCCCTCCATCATAAATTTCTTTTCTTGGCAATAAACCCTCAACCATCATATCAAAAAGGGATACAGCTTTATTTTCTTTAATTTTTCTTTTGCCTTCTTTAGATTTAAACAATTCAAAAATCGCTTGATCCCTAATTACTCTTTCCCCTACGCTGCCTATTTCTCCTGTAATAATTTTATCTTCAACATAATTTTTTGCTAATCCTGTAATTGCACTTGGTTTACCTTTGAGTGCTTCATTTTCAAGATCTTTTATCAATCCCTCTTTAAGTGTTCTTCCTTCCTGCCCTATGAAATTTAATTTTTCTATCTGCTCTGCTTTTTGCAACAAACCAATAGTTGGATTGTCCTCAATTTTTTCTGCTCGTAAAAACAGTTTAGCATTTTCCGATTTGATAAAATTGGCTTGAAAATCCCTAAATTTTCTATCACTTTTTTCGTAATATGCTTTTAGCTCCTTTCTTAGGTCATCAGTTAATTCCTCTCCACCTATTGCAGTAAAATCTGTATTATTTAAATTTGCTCTAATTGTTTTATAATCTAATACTCTTTGTTCCGTTACAGGATCTATAAAACTATTTTTTGACAATATTTTTTTCATTATTAATAGTTTAAATTGCTTTTCTTCTTCTTCTTTATCATAATTTGCGCCTACATTATTTGCATTTTTCCTTGATAGGTCAAGACTCTCTATTTTTGAATAAAAATTTGAAAACATAGCAGAACCGGGTGTTTGTGCTTCAATAGATTCTGCTAATGATGTTAAATTATCTTCATGCGTGGATATTGTTTGTTTCTGGAATACTTTATTACTATTTTCATATAAAAATTTTTCATTTAATTTATATGCATCAAATTTTAATTTTCCAAAATATTTTTGCATTTCGGGTCTGTCTGGAAATTTCTTGTTTAAAAAATCATCAATATAATCTTTACCTTCTTGAATTTTATCCTTTATAGTTTTAGGACTAAAATCATACCCAGATTGAAATAGCTCGTTGTTTTTTTTTTGAATTTCTCTACTAAGCTCTGATTCAGCATTAATTATGTCATTTTGTACTCTTATTTTTGCCTTTTCATTTTCAATATCTAATATTTTTTGTCCTAAATTATTTATTGCTGAACCTATGTCTCCTGCTAAATCCGTTCTTGCTGCCTGCACAAGTCGTAGATTATTTGTCTGTGGCAACCTAACTTGCCGGGTTCTTGTTGTTCGTGGTATTCTTATTGCCATTTATATTTCCTACTAATCAAAAAGAGATTGAGACCAGTCTGTTTTATAAGCAGTGCCTGCTATATTCGTAGCTCCTTGGGCTATAGCAGCTTTTCTTCTATAAGATTCCTGCGATAATGCTGCTGCTTCTTCAAAATTTGTTCGTTGCAATCGTGTTGTATAAGCTCTTTCTAACCAAAATAAATTATCATTTAAATCTTGCATAGCTTCATCATGTAATAATAACGAAGTGCCTGTGCCTATTGTGCCACCACCTGCACCTGCTGCTGCCCGTTGATAACTTAATAAATCTGCTGCTTCTTGATTTGCTATTATTTGTTCTTGTTTTTTTTGCAGATCCTGTTGATAGCGATCCCATGCTGCTGCTGCTCTTATTCTTTTACTTTGTTGTCTACTACCAATAACAGATATTGCTGTGCTTGCTACCTGTGTTGCTATCAATGCTGCTGCTAGTTGCCATGCCATAATTAATCTACCACTAATAAAGTTCCTGTTATACCTAAGACTGTCATAGGTAATGGTTGCGTTTGTTGAACAACAATCTGTCCATCTCTATCCCATCCTAGATTTGTTACCCGTTTATCTCCCGTAAACTCTGTAATACTTTCACCCATTGGTACTGCGCTTGTTCTAAATGGTAATTGATCCCCATTAATTGTTGCGCCTACTGTTTTAAGTAATCGTACTATAATTTCATTATATCTTTTTTTTCTGCCTTGTGAAGTACCTGCTTGACTTCCTCCTTCAACTTTCATTGTTTTAAGAGTAGAGACATATCCAAGACCTACTTCTATTGTTTTATCAGAAAATGTGCTTGGCAAACTAACTGTTACTGCTCCATTCGTTACAGTTTGAGCAGGATATACAGCATCATCAATTAATATCTGTACTTTCTGCCCTTCAAGGTGATCCAATGATGTAACCTTTGTAGATGATCCGTTTACTGTACCAGAAAGACCAGAGTCTAAATTTAAAGTAGAATCTTTATACTCAACATACTGAACTGTTGATCCATTAACAATTCTTTCTACAATCATATACACCTCGTTTTCTAGCTCCTCTGATATACTTGCAATACTTTTAACATCTGCATGTGTTTCACTTGTTGATGCCAGTCTCGTAGGATCTGTTGTTTTAACTGTTAAAAACCCAGTAGACTGTGGATCTGTTTCTTTTATGGTAACGACATTTGCAGACGGATTAGCAACTGTAAAATCTGCATGAGCATTTATTGCTGTAAATATATTATCTGCTGTAGTGTTATTATTTGTATTTGGTCTCCACCCAAGTGTTTCAGAAGGAGAAGATGACCCTGCTGCTTCTGATGTAAATGTTACACTCGTTCCATCTGATTTTGTTAATACAATACGACTACCTACAGGTATATTATCATAATCTGTAACTGTTACAGTACAATTTGTATTTTTACCACCAATAATTGATCTATGCCATGAAACTACTTCATCTTCTCTTTGATAAGTCAATCCCAAAAGTTGTCCATCTGCACGAACAGCATAATATATAGAGTTTGGTTCTTGAGCATAATCTACATCAACAATACCACCTTCTGTTATGTGCTCTGATAATATAGTCATATCTGGTGCTGCGTATGCATCATTTTCAAAACGATATGATAATTCTCTTACTTTTCTTTTTTGTCTTTGCACAAACAAAACTGTATTTCCTATTTGTTGTGGTCCAATCGTATGACTTCCATAAGTTGTTTGTTGTTTGATATTTACATTATCTGGTTTTAAAGGTTCACCCGTTGGTCTACCAACTTGAAACTCGCCACCTGCTGTACCTATAATCAAATCTCTTGCTGGCGCTATCCATCTAATAACATTCACTCTGTTTGCTGCTATTGTGTATATAAACGCATCTGCTGCGCTTGAATCACCAACATCAAAATTATTATATAAGCCAGATTGTGATGCCCATATTGTTTGAGGAAAGTCTGTACTACCTCCATAAATTAATCTTTGTTCAAAAAAACTAACTGCTCTGGGAAATCCTGTTGTGTTAGAATATGCGCCTAATGCCCAAGTTGTTGATCCATTGCTTGTTAATGCTACTAGCACCTCTACTGTTACTTCAGTAGCGCTTGTAAATGCTGTTATTTTTCCATGACCATCCCCTAGCTTAAACAACCTACCAACATCTGTACTGACAAATAAATCTGCACTTGCAGTAAGTGTTCTACCTGTGCCAACTGTAGTCGCACTAGATGTCAATGTTGTTGTTGTACTATTTGCGTCTAAATATGGACCTTTTTCAAAAACTGCATCTGCAAGTGTCCAGCTTGTATGCCCTGTTCTTGATAATATTGCAGGTTCATGTAATGGATGCACTAAATACATAATATCTGCTGATTGTGCAAACTGAATATCAAACACCTGCGCTGATGTATATGGTGTTGATATTTCAAAAACTTTCGCTGCTGTTCCACCAGAGCTATATGTTGTATAATTAGTAGAGTCTACTCCGGATAGTTCAAATGTATTTGTTGTTTTATTTGCAACTGTATATCTTCTTCCATTTACCTCAGTCATACCAACAACACTATTAATCCATACATGATCTCCATTTACAAACCCATGTGAGCTGCTTGTTACAACTGCCGGATCTGCTTTTGTTATTGCTGTAATGTTTTTTGCTGTTTCTGTAATCTGTCCATTGTCTTTGTAAAATCTTATGTACTGATCTCCAAACTCCATTATATAAGATTGTTCAACATTAAACTCAAAAGGTATTAATCGTGTTGTGTTTGCTGAATTTTTTACCTCTGCTATAAACCTCGTACCCGGCCTGCGTGTTGCGCCTCCCTGTGGAAAGACCTGCATATTTTCAAGTGTTTCTACACCATTAGAATATTTTTTAAAATCTACTTGAGCGCCTAGTTTGGGTGTTAGTTCTCCGGCTGTAAAATTAGTTTGAAACGGATGTACTCTCGCCATTAGCCAAACTTACGGAAATCTGTGAAAGTATCAGATACAATATCATCTGTAAATCCTTCTGTAGAATCAATACTTCTTGCTTCTGTAAGTTTTAATTTATAGATTCTCTCCATTTCCCTTTGAAGAGTTGTGCTGTTAGTTACTGGATATGCCATTAATGATGCAAGTTTTGCAGTTAATGTGTCTGTAAATATTGAATCAAATAATGTTGTATCTGTAATTTTTGCTATATACAAGATATTAGCTGTACCTTCGTCTGTTAATAATACTCTCCCTGTTCCTGCAAGATTCTCAATCTTAAAAACAAAATCATCAAACTCCATTTTTAACACACGCAAACAAAATGGATCTGTAGGTAGAATAAATTGATTTGCAAATTCAAAGGCAGGGGATTCTGTTGCCTTTGCCAAACTTGCCCTCGTAATGGCAAAGTTCCACGCATGAGATCTTAATAAACTATCTCTTGCTGGCTCATACAACGCATTACAAAGTCTGGCTCTTTCTGTATCTTCTGTTAAAGATGTTATAGGACTATCACCTAATCTTCTTAATGCATTTGAACATATTGATACTTCTGTTGCCATAATACACCTAATGTAACAAATAGGGTGCTATATTTCAAGCACCCATTTTGCTTAGTCTACAATATAGGTAACTACCATTGTTACATCTCCTGCTGCTGCTGTTGCTGCAGCATTTGACATAGTTAATGCAA